CTCGAGTTTCTTCATGTTCATTTAAAGCTTGGTCCATTTCAGCACCACGTCTCATAACTGATTCAATAAAATTAGCTAAAGCTCCAACACCATATTGCATGCGATCAATTAATTCCATTTGTTCAGCATTAAGATTAGAACTTTTGGCCATGACTAACCTAGCCGCTTCTTCTTTGAAATAACCCGTGTCAATAACATCTTTCCAGGGTTCGCTAGCTGTTAACTTAACACAGTTATCTCGTAATTTTCGTAATTTATTAGCCATGTCAATTTGGATTTCAACTTGTTCTAGATCAGTCATAAAAGTCCTTTATTTAGATAGTGAAGTTAAAGCATCTTGATCTAGTTTAGATAGCCTGTCGTGTTCTTTAGCTTCCATGTTTTGGGCATGCTTACGATCAGACTCTGCTTCTTTTTGGGCAGCTCCGACTCCGGATTCTTTCTCAACAAAATCAAGATCACTAAGGTCAGAAGAACTATGCATCCCTCTAGCCTTAGCTTGCTCTGTTTGAGTTTTCGCAGTTTTAAGTTGTACATCCACTTCATTCTCTCGGCCCTTAGCAGTTTCATTAGCAATTTGTGCTTGTAATAATGCAAGGTCTAATTGAGCTTTTTGTTGGACGAGTGGATCAGGTTGTGGTTGGTATTCTTCAATACGTTTAGCCAGGTCAGGCATCTTACGTAATTTGGCGATATCAGCTAATATCATCTGACTCATTTCAGGTGGCATAGTATTACCCATAGTTTGTAACATAAATGCTAGTTCACTACCTTTTTGTTCATCAGCTTCAGCAGTAGAAATATTAAGCTTGATATCATATTTCCCTCCTAAATCATTACGATTAATAGCTACAAATTCTTCATTAGTAATTCTAATAATTTCCTCGTCTTCTAAAAATTCCGCATTCATTGAGATAACTTTACGACCAATTTGATTTAAGCCATTAGAAAGTCTACGTAGAATTCCTAATTCTCGTTTAGATGTAGCATCAAGTGCTGATCTAATACCAGTAGCTGTAGCTCCTAATGCTTGACCTGAAATACCTTGAGTAAATGCTTTAACACCTGTTAAAGCTTCAGCATCATTATTCTGCATGTTAAGTACTTCTAATGCAGATCTAGGAATCTCTGGGTATACTTCCATATGAAATGCTTGTCTTGGATCTACGTTAGCATTAAATTTATAGTCATCACCTCGTTCAAATTTACGAGCATTAGTAACATCTAAAGCATCTTTTCTAACTCCTTGTTGTCCATTAGCACTACGCCCTATAATATCTATAATTCCTCTAGTTACAGCACCTACAATCTTTTGATTATCTTCAATAAGAGATGCGTCAGGTTCTCCATAAATATTTTTACGGCGAGGAAGATACTGAACTAATACAAAAGGAAGTTTTTTATCTGGGTAAGGATTTTCTTCCATCCTAATAAAAGTATCGCCTACCCAGGTAGCCACGAAAGGTTTAACCTCTCCAGTATCGTCTATATCCCAATACCCCCAGTATTCTCTAGCAATAACTTTCTTACGAGCCTTATCTTTAAAGGTAAAAGAACTATCGTCTGTATTAATTGCATGATCAGGTTCCGCTAATACTGAAGCACTCTCAAAATTGATATCATCAAGATTTTTGTACCGTCCATCTTTTTTAAGTTCAGATAGTGATGTTTCAAAACTATATACAGCAAAATTAGCCTTTTCTATATCTCCTTCACAAGTAGGATCTAATATTAAATTGTTATAGTCGCATACTGTTAAAACAGGCTGGTTTTTAACAGTAACAGTCTTTATTTTAGATGTCTGTCCAACCTTTACTTCCTGCATTGCTGGTTGACCAGTATTAGGATCTACAACTGGTTGACCAGTATTAGGATCCATTACTGGCTGAAGTTCCATAACGTCTTTCCAGACCTTACGCTTATCTTCTTCAAATTCCCAACCAACACGTACTACTGCAGTACCTTCGTCTACAGCTGTTCTAACGTATTCATCTATAAAATTAACTTTATCCATACGACAGTTAAGCTGGTAATTAAGTAACATACCATTTTGTACTGCGTATTCTTTATCTTCATATGTTTGTGGTGAAGTATTAAATAAATCGTCTGTAGAAAGAAATGGTTCTGATAAAGCAGCATATCTCCATTCTGCTTGTCTTCTAGCTAATTTAGGAACTAGCTTAGATCGACCTTTTTTATTATTAATGGTTTGTTCCCCATTAAGAACTCTAATCCAATTATCTACTTCATCAACATGAACTTGATGAGCTACTTGAGCAGATTCATGATCTTGTTTAAGTTCAGCAAGACTAGGGGGATTTTTCCAATCAGGAACTAATGTAGAAGCATCTGTTTCAGTTGTATCTAAATTAGGGTCGTCTTCATGGCTCATGTGGTGCTCCCAGCTTGTTCTTTATGTTTATCGTAGCTACTGTATTGCTTTTTAAGAAATTTATCAACCTTATATATCTTAAAGCCATCTATTGTATCATGATAATTCATATAGTTCTCAAACATAGAACTTGTTACTCCTAAAGGAATAGAGGCATATATATCATCTGCTTGTACTATTTCCGATACGAAGTATTTCCATACCTTAACAAAATTTAACTTAGCTGTCAGATTAGGAGCAATAAATACTCCTGCTATCATATAACCATTTAAAGGACGGTTAAATCTATAAAATAAAGCAGATTCTCCTTCTTGTATCATACTAGCATGTGTAAATATCATAATATCTCCACTACAGCAGATGAAAATACATTACCCATTCCTGCCCCTAAACTAAGAAATGTACCCGATTCTTCCTGTACTGCTAGCGCTGTTTCTACAGCAGTCGATGCTCCCATAGTATGGCCAATACGTAATTTATAGTTAACTGTTCTAATATCCCCAAATATATCTTTAATTAGCTTGTTCTCTATATCATTATCATCTGAAAAAGTACTGTGGGTTTTTATAAAATCAATATTATCCGTATTAACTCTAGTCATTACTTTTTCATATCCAATACCTTCACACGAGATACCTAATGGGGACACATGGTGTTCCGCTGCTATATGTATATCTTTAATTACTGCTAATATCTCATTGTTTGTATTGCGATTACATGCTTCACTTTCAAATACTGATATATTGCATGCTTCTCCTAAGTGAAATTTAATAATGTCTGGGTTATCTTCTTCATTAACTGATTTACTTAATTTATGCTCGCCAAATACATGCAAGTATTCTTCTGAAAGCCCATTATCTACTGAAATAACTACAATTGCATCAAGACGCTCTGACTGCAATAGAGTAGAAGCAGTATTCCAAGCGGAATGCCCACTAATACAGCTTACACTATCTGTTGCTACATAATCAAAAGATCCTAATTGACTGGCTACATATCCAGCATATACTTGAGTAACTGCCATAGGTGCTAATTTATATACCGGATACTGATCAGTCTTAGGAATCCATGTTGTAGCTCCCATCCAGCAATTACTGCCTGAAGCTAATATTAACCCTACTTTACGAGTAGGAATAGTTAATAATTTTTTAATATAATCCCGAGTCCCAGAAGTAGCTCCATGTTTACCTCGTAAGACATGGTTAATCAATATTCCAGTTACTAGTTTAATTCCTTTTGCAACTAACTCGCCTCCACCATCTCCAACTTGATGAACATACTGAGGATATGGGATATGATCTAATAAAGTTAACTCTTCTGAGTAAACAGAATTAGTATGAGTCAGTAACATATTATGTATTATTGGTCCTTTTTATCAGATTTTTTCCACCCCTTGGGAGGATTTCCGCCCTGTTTCATATAACTATCATAAAACAAATCTTCGTCTACTTTAAATGATTTTTTACTATATGCTAAAGCATCATCATATGTGAAAGTTTTAGTAGCTTCTTTACTTATAAAATCTTTTAAAGTTCTAATAGTAAAATTCTTTTGGTCTGAAAGCTCTTGAAATTTCTCTTCAGAAATACCAAAAAAATCAGATACCCAAATAAAGAACATCATAACACTTAGGCTATCTAACCCTTGAATATTAAAATTGTCGTCCATACTAGTTATTGGTTTATATTCCTCATCTTCCCAATCGGTATCCACTTTTAAAATTATATTAACAATACCTAAGAATTCTGCGTCACTGAATAGAAATTTCGTTTCATTCATAATATTAAATATACTATAATTAGTGTTTAATACAAAAGGAATTAATATGTTATTAGAAAAAGGAGACCAAATGACTAGAGTAGAACTAACAAATAATATTGCTAAAGCATTAGATACTACGCAAAGTGAAGTAGAAGATTATACATCAACCGTTTTAGATTGTATTAAACATGGAATTGTTAAAGACGGAAAAGTAACCATTCGTGGTTTTGGTAGGTTTATTACTAGAGATAAAGCTAAACGAGATGGGCGTAATCCTAAAACAGGTGAACCAGCAATTATTACAGCTAGACGAGTTGTTAAATTTAAAGCCTATAACCCCTTTAAAAACCAAGTAAATCAAGGAGATAGAACAAATGGGAGATCTAACAGCTAATTTTAATAGAGCAGAATACGCCTGCAGATGTGGATGTGGAAAAGACGATATTAAGGAAGAACTAGCAATGAAAGTGCAGTTAGTTAGAGATGTCCTAAATAGATCAATTACTATAAATAGCGGAGTTAGATGTGAGCACCATAATTATGATATAGCCGCTACTCCTACATCTAGCCATATAGGAGGTTGGGCAGCTGATTTAAAATATAGCGGCTCTGCACAACGCTATGAGCTGCTAAATGCTATTATGCCAATATTTGATAGGGTAGGTATAGCTAAGACTTTTATACACGTAGACGTAGATGCTACTAAGACTGCTGGTGTAGTTTGGCTCTATTCTTAAGGAGAGATTATGATTGGAGAACTATCTGGAGATACAGCAGATTTCTTAAATGAAATCCCCTGGTTTGACGGTATTATTTATATACTAATGCTAATGGGCTTATATGTATTCTACAAGTGGGTAAATAGTAAATTTCAGTGAATTCTTGACATAGCTGCAATGTAGATAATACCTAGCCCAATGCAGATAGCCACTGCAGTTCCAATAACCCAAAGGAATATTTTCATTTTCAATATCTTATTGGAGGTTTCTTTTTCTTTTTTCTTTTGTAGTAAATCATTCTTCCTCGGTTGCCATCAAGGTTTTATCTAGTACTCTGTCTGCTTTATCTTTCATTTTATCAACCATACTTTTGTGCTCTTTACATACTTCTCTGTATATGTCATTGTTTCTACTGACTTTAGACAGATCTTCAGATACAATTTCTGGTGGGTTACTTTCTAGTAACCACTTCTTCGTATCATCATTAAGCTTAATCTCGTCATACCATAGACATTCTTTGGAATAGTAGTCATTATGGTCGTAAAATCCTAAAGCGAAATTAAATACAGGTGGTATTAATTCGACCAGAGGAAGACTACATCCCATCGAGAACATCAGGCATACCAGACCTATCCCGAACTTTTGCTTTAGCTGCATCGATTTCTTTTTCCACTTCATTTTGAGCGGCCATTCCTTTTGGATGATTAATATTATTAAATACGTTACCTGCCAACCAATTGAAAATAGGCCATAAAGTCCCTAATACAGGGATCTTTTGAACAAACCTATCAGGTAGAGCGCCAGTAACTGCTGTAAATACAAGCACTATTTGCCCTACTATTGCGAACCATCCTTGTCCTTCGAATATTGCAGCTATGTCCATAATGTTCTCCTAGTGGTATCTTTATTGAGGTAGCTCAATTTTATACCAATGATTTGGATGTCTAACAAACCTTGGACTACTTAAATCATATACTGAATAACAACGGTCGTTCGGAGACCTGAATACCATTTCACGATCATGCCTGGGTTGAAATTTACAAGATACAGGGGTCGCAGTGTAGCTCACTTCAAGTCCTGACTTATGAATAATCTGTATTTGCGTAGGAATCTCATTCACAGACCAATCAATTAATTTATGTGGAGATGGTATTATCAGCATGATCGTAATGATCAGCTCATTCATTTTTTAGCTGCAGGTTTTCCTCTATCAGCACCCATCTTCCAAGTAGCAGCACCGCCTATACCCAGCAGACCCCATGCTTCTTGTGAAAACGAATGAAAACCCCACATTTGACATACCGTCATACCAACACCAAGAATCATTAATGCATAAGTTTTTTGTCCTGGCATTGCTTTATCAATAAAACTGATTATCGTTGCAATCATTTT